CGACATACAAGGCCGCACCCTGCGCTACGATAGCGCCTAGCGTGGTTAAACCAGCAATCACCGCAGGCAGATTATCATCTAACGCTAATACGGCGTTGGCTACGCCGTTGACATTATCAGCCAGAGCAGGCAACAGCCCGGTATTCTCGCCAATGTGAATTTTTAATTCTTGCATCCGCTGGCCTAGCGTGTCCATTGCCCCGGCAAATCCCAGCGCTTCTTTCTCTGCAATGCCGCCATATTGCCCTGCAAGCACGTCTAAGATCATCGACTGTGCTTTGGCTTTTTGCCCGGTCTCGACCAAGCTTTTAATAACGTCCTGCTCGGCTTCGCTAAACGATACACCCGATCTAGCCATCGCGTTCATGCCTTTAACCGGATCTTCCAGCGCTTTGCCTAGCTGAGTAACAGCGCCGTTTAAATCACTACCAATAGTGACGGACAAATCATTAGCCAGTGACATTGCTCGTGTAAATGTATCGCCCGTGACCGAGCGAAAAGTCAACATGATTTGCTGGGCGGCCATCACGCCCTCGGTGCTTTGCAAGGTTGCCAGCGCCATTTGCCGCGCTTGTTCGTGCAGTTGCTGCACGTTAAAACCTGCCGTTGCGACAGTCGCTTTGATGACAGCTTCTGTCCTTAGCAGATTGCGCTGGAGTTTTTCGGATTCGCTGACAACGTCAGTGAAAAAGCCTTTGATGCTGCTAAATCCAACCAACGCTGCCGCTGCCGCTGCGCCGGCCAATGCTAATTCTCTAAACTGAGTCCCGACGCCGGACACCGATTGCTTCATTTTATCCCAGGCGCTAGATGATTCCGTTGCCGCGCGGCGATTGGTGCCATTGAGATTCTTTAGCGCCTCATCAGTCAGCGCTATAGCATTAATCGCACCGGTACCGTCGCCGGTAATAATTAAGCCTGTGGTGTAATTACGTGATGCCATTATTTTTTATCCCGGTGATGCTCAATAAAAATGGAGTCCAGTGTTTGGATAATGTCTATCCAATCGTCGATGTCGGCCAGCTGCTCAACGTTTTGCCAATAGCCGATCATTTCAGACAAGGGTATTGCGCCTATGCCCATGCCTACGGGGCGAGCAAAGGACAAGCGTTGGAAAGCACTGATAAAATCAGTGCTTTCCTGGTCAATGTCGGGCGCATTGTCGAGCGGCGTGGGACGCCCGCTCGATGCCAGCTTTTGATAAAAATCGATGCGCCCGGCGTGTTTTAAGCGCCAGTCGTAGGCGTCGGTGACTTTTTTACCAAGGCGGCCTTTTCTTCCGCGATAAAATCCGCCATATCACTTGACACGGCGCTGACAAATTCGCGCACATCGATGTCGTTTATCAGCAAATCAGTGGCGGTGGCTTCATCAAACGGGATGTTGCCGGGCATCCCTTGCCAACCGACCAGCACCGTGCCCGCCATCGCGCTACATATCAGCTTATCGTCCTGTTCAAGTGTCAAGCTATTGATGTCTTTGGTGTGGCGTTTGGCTTGCTTTAACAAGCGGCTCACTTTTGCCCGGTAATCGTGGTTGTTTGAGCGGGCTATGATCAAGGTTACGCCCTTGCAATAAGGATATTCGCGGTCAACGGTGTCGTTCTTTTGGGTAATTAACATTTTTTATGTCCTTCTTGGAAAAAAAGGGCGGCCAAATAGCCGCCATTAGGGTTGATGTCGGCTTATGCCAACTTGTAAATACGGATAGTGGTGCCGAACGTGGCGTCTTTTTTGGCCTTGCCCTGCAATGACAGTTTGGTGATAGCGCCACGGCCTGAGCTGGCACCATCATCAAAGGTAAACTGCACGGCGGGCAGCTGTACCGCATACCCTTTGGTGTTGGCGTCGCGCATAAAGTAGGCGATTGAAATCGGGGTTTGCGCCAGTTTTTTGCCGTGGAAATTAAAGTTTTCGTCTTCAAGGTAAACGCCCATCGTGACGTCGAGCTTTAACCCGGTGACCGCCTGGTCGCGTGGCGCTAAATAGCCGACGCTGTTGACCGGCAATAGGCTGTTATCCAGCTTGATGCTCAAATCCTCGATTGAATAGCTGGCCTGGACGCCGTCAATTAAAATCAGGCCGAGATCCGAAGTAGCATTGAGCGAGTCTTCAGTGCCGCCTGATACCAGGGTGCGACCATCGGTGATCGGTGTGGTCGGCACGTCGTAACCGGTACCGGCCAGGGTAAAGTTGACGGTGGCAATATCGCCAAATTTTGCATCGAGCGTCATCGCGCCGACCCGCTCACCGGTATAGGTCAGCGATTTGTCAGTCAAATCCAGAAAATCTTTGGCGATGGTGAATGAACTGTCGGTGGTGCCCCAATCGATGTAATCAGGACGGGTAACCACGGCGGTGGCCGAGGCTGCTTCGGTGGCCAGCGCCGACGATCCGGCGTAGGTCAACACCAGCGCGGCAACATTGGTTAACTGCACGAGGGTATTGTTGGCGTCAGTGACAAAGCCTGCCAGCTCGACCAGATCGCCGACCTCAAAGCCGTCGGTGACATACGATCCGGTCGTGCGCGTGATGGTTTTGGCGGTGGCATCAAGCGCCTGACTGACGACGCCGGAGGTGATTGTGCCGCCCCAAGCGCCACGCATGGCGGAGGCGATGAAATCCTGATGGCAGACGCTGGGGCATAATTCAGCAGTAATGCCGCCGCCGGACTCAAGGCCGACGATGCGTTGACCGCTGGGTTGGGCATCGGCGCGGACTTCGCCGGACTCTTTGGTAGTCGGCTTGCCGTTAAATGTTTCGCTGTTGAAGCGCATCAAGGTCATATTGCCCGCAGGCGTTACGCCCAGGGTCACTTCTTTGATGTAGCTCAAACGGATGGTTTCTGAACCTTGCGGCATGGTATTACTCCTTATATATAGTGGGATTTGTATCTGACGGAAAACACATCCCGCCAAAGGACAACTGAACCGACCAATCCCGCGACGTTACTTTGTACGCGTTCTGTTCGGGTGGCACCGGCAGCGGGAATGCTGTTGATGATTTGTTGGTAAATGGATTCGCGCAGGGCATTGTTGCCGTAAACGCCGGTGGACGGCATTTGCGCAACCAGCAGGCCGACGAATTTGGCCTCAACCATTTGACTGACCGCGTTCATTGCGCGGTTTTCTGAGGCCTCTTCGCTGATCGGGTACAGGTAATAGGCCGGAGTAGTTTGCAACGGCCTAGCCAAATGACTGATATGCACTTCCATCGCCGCTTCGTAGCGTTTTAGTTCCGGGTGCCAAGTGACGGCCTGATCAACGATGTCAATGCCGCCTGCTACACCGGTGCCGGTGTAGCCGATTAATGCCGCACGGGCGGTGTCGACGGCGGCAATGATGGCGGCCAAGGTTTCAGCCTGGACGGAGACCATAAAGATGTCGGTCGAGGTGATGATGTAGCCGTCGACCTCTTTCCGGACTAAGCCGGTTTGCTCGTAAGTGGCCGACGGGTAAGTAGGTGCGGCGGGCAGGTGGTACGGATAAATACGGGTACCGACAGCAGAGCTGGCCAGACTGACTATCAATGCCGAGGTGTCGACGTTGGCGTTGGCAACACGCTCTGGCTGGATGACCTGGGCGATGCCGGGGATGGCATCGACGGCGGTTAGGTAGGGGGCTAGATCAATCATTTAGTTTTTTTGAGGCATAAAAAAACCCGCACTAGGCGGGTTTGATAAATTAACGAGTGTGGCGGTTTGCTGCGCAAAACCGCCTTACAGAGCTTACCCGGCGTTGGTTGATGTTTGGCGCTGCCATATCGTGTAGGCCCGCTGAATATCATCACTAATCCCCATAATCCCGCGTTCGCATACGCAAACCCAGTAACCGGATTGTTTGTACAATTTGGGTTTCATCACATTAACTATGCCTGTACTCTATTCAAATAATCCCGCACACCGGAATAAAACAAGCCTTCAATCTGTCCTGCTGACTGGTCATCGGCCTTTTTCATAAAGGGATCGGGACGGGTTCCTGGGTGGTTGACTCTTTTAGCAAAAAAACCTTTTCCGTTAGCTAAGACCGTCGACTTTTCACCGCGCTGGCCTTGCGCCCTTAAAAAAGATTGCACGCGGCTTTCTTGGCGGGGTACGATGACATGAGGCTTGGCGCCGCCCTCGGTGATGTTGGCCAGACGGCCAAAATACCGGCCTCTTACTTTTTTATTGGGGCCGACGACAACGGCCAAGGTGTCGCCAGTGCTGATGCCCAGCTTGCCCATGTTTGATTTTGATAGTTGCCGGCGGTTAACGGCGGCTTTCAAATCGCCGGTTTCTACCGGGGCGGTACCTTTCATTAGGGACACGTCTAATTTTGCAACATTGACAATACCGGCTCTGACCGCTTTCATGCGTAATTCTTCGGATAAATTCCGTAATTCGCGCTGAATCTGAGCGGTGTCGAGTTCTGTATTTATCATTTCCTCTCCAAACACATTAAATTTAATTCGCGGTTGCGCTCATCAATGTTGAGCACGTCGGCGATGTCATAAATCCGGCCGCCATGATTAACGCGCATCTGCCGGGTTACGCCGGGGATGTAGTGCAAAATAATCCGGGTATCGGCTACACCATTTTCGGCATGGGCTTGGAAGTATTCCCGGCCACGTACCGGTTTCACGGCTGCCCAAACGCTGGCAAAGGTAGTCCAGGTTTGGGTGAGTTCGCCGCGCGCGTCTTTTGCCTCGGCGACTTGCTCGATCAGTATTAAATGGCGACGGTCTCCGGCTTTCAAAATCTGATAATCCTGTACGGGTTAAGCAGGGCTTTAAAGCCCCACGGCAGTTCTATCTGTGCCGCCGGTGCTGAGTTTTCGCGGTTTTCGTACAGATCGCCGATTAATAGCAGCATGGCCGATTTGATGCTGGCCGGGATGTCGGCGGCGGTGGCATAGCCTGCGCTGTAGCGGATTCTGACGGCGTTGAGTTCGCTGCGCACGCACGGCCACACTTTTCCATGAGCCAAGGCAATAATGGCTGGTATGCTTTGGCTGTTGACTTGGTATTCGGCCTCAGCCAGGGTTTGTTCTGTGCCGTTGAGATCGATGTATTTAATACTGGTAACGGATTGCAGCGGACAGAGCGGCAGTTCAAATTGGAGCAAAAATGCGTCCCTGCTATAGTCCAGGGTTTGGGCGCAGATAGAGCGCTGGGTGTAGCTCTCTGCCTGCTCCCGTGCGACGGTAATTAGCGCGGTGATTAGGCTATCTTCGGCGGTGTGACTGACACGCAAATGCGCCTTGGCTTCAGCCAGTGTGACCGGCTCAAAAGTCGGCGCGGTGATGACGGTGATGGGCATTTTGACTTACTTGCTAAAAATGCCGATGGCATTAAAGCCGGACACGAGGCCGCCGATGGTGCTTTTCAGCACCGGCCAGATTTTGTCAAAGCCGACATCAATGTCGCTGGAAACGCGATAGGTTGATTCCATGATGTTTTGCACCATGGCCAGTTTTTGCTGGCCGGTACCGGCAACGGGAAAGGTCTTCTCGACCAGCTTTACTGCATCAACCAGCAGCGGCATGATCGACAGGATAAACTTTAATATTGTTAAAAATTGCATTGAATGACTCTCTTAAGTGCAAAAAAAACGCCCGGTTAAGGGCGTTTTGTTGGGTTTACGGCTGCTAGGCCGGTGGGTTGACAGTAGGTTCCATTTCCGACTCGCCGAGCACGGCAATGGCGCCAAATAAAGCGGCCGACGCATTGGCCGCCGGGGTGATGGTCAGGCGGGTATAGCGTTTGTTGCCTTTGTAGCCCAGTTTGCGGGTCTTGTTGTCGTGGGCAAAGGTGAAGCCCGCCAGTGCCTCGGTGCCGATGAGGTCGATGTCGGCCACTGCTGCCGCATCGGACAAGGCGGCGTTGTCGCCCTCTTCAAGCAATACGGTAAAGGTGGCGTCGGCGTCGGCTATTGCGCCGGTCAAGATGACGTAGGTCAGCGCGTTGAAGCCCTGAATGTCGATAATTGCGCCGACTTGGGCGGTGTTGTCGGCGACTGAAACGGGGCCGATGGCGGTGATGGGGTGCATTGAGCTCATGTTGTCTTGCATGTTCTGTCTCCAAAGGCCTGCCGGAACAGGCCGGGGTAGGGTTAATTAGGCGAATTTCATCAGTTTTAGTGCGGCAAAGTTCTGGATGCCGCCGCCAACGCGCTTGGTGGTGTAAAACTTGACGTTGGGTTTGTCGGTCAAATCGTCGCGCAGGACGCGGGTTCCGCGACGGTCGGTGATGATGTAGGCGCGGCGGTAGTCGCCGAAGGCAATCGAGAAGCTGTTGGCGGCAATGTCGGGCATGTTGTCGTCGGTCTCTACGCCTTTGCCCAAAATCAGGTCGGGGGCACCTTCCTGCAATCCTGGACGCCATAGGTAGTTGCCTTGGCCGTCTTTTAGTTTGCGCACTTCGGCCAGGGTTAGGTCGTTCATCAACCAGGCGGCGTTTTGGCGGTAACCGGCTTTCAGCGAGTGCTGTACGTCGATCAGTTTGTCGGCTGGGTTGGTGGCTGCAAAGGCGCCGGCAGCACCGGATGCGATAAAGCCGACTTTACCCCAAGCGTATGAGCTGTTGGCAACGGTCGGATAGGCCAGGATGCCGCGCGGCTTTGATACGCCGTCACCCAAGATGAAGGCATTGCCTTCTTGTTCGCTGAATTCGATACCGACTTCCTCGGACAACCAAGCGGCGACGTCGAACATGGCGTCTTCCAGCATGGTTTGGGTGGTCGCAGGTTCGGCGTACAGTTCTTTGCAGACGAATTCCAGCGCGATTAGCTTCGGCGTGGATGTTTCTGCCCGGGCTTGCTCTTCGCCAACCCAGCCGGATGTCGAACCGCCGGTGTTGATCATTTTTTTGAAGGTTGCCGAGCCGACCGGCTGAATGCGGGCGAGTTTGCGCATGGCGGACATGGTGCCGAGGACGCGCTCGATGTTTTTATCGACTTCTTCCGGCACGATGAAGCCGCCGTCTTCGTCGATCTGGGTGGTCAGTTTGGCGTTGACTTCCAGTTCGCGCAATCCGGCATCGCGGCCTTTTCTGAAGTAGGCATTGAACCCGGCTTTATGCTCTGTTTTGGCTTTATCTTCGTCAGATGATCCGCCGCCGTTAAATTCTCCGCGATTTAACGCCGCTTCAATTTTGTCCAAACGATCTTTTTCTTTGGTGAGATCGGTAATGGCGGCGTTGATTTTATCCACTTGAGCTACCAGAAGTGGGTCGGCACTGCCTTTCTTTTCAATTTCTTTCAGGCGTTCATCGTTTGCGGCTTTAAAGGCATGGAAGGCGTTGCCCACTTCCTCTATTTTTTTAGCGAGTTCGGTCATTTTTAGTTCCTCATTGAGTTGATTAATTTATCCAGTGCTTCGATGTTTTCGCCTTCGGCAGACTCTCTCATGTCGAGTGCGGCAAACCCACTTTGAAGCAACGCTTGGGTTTGTTGTCGCGTTAGCCCAGCATCTCGCGTGAGCAGTCGTTCTAAATCTCGTTGTGTTGGCGGTTGTCCGGTCGGCGCATGGGCAAACATAGACAGGTCGAACCGTGCCGACGCGGCACCAGCTGTCATGGTTTGGGTCATGAATCCGGCATCTACGGCTTTGCTGCCGGTAAACCAAGTTTCTGCATCCATCAGGGCCTGTATGTCGGCCTGTTTTTTGCCGGTTTTTTGGGCGTAGGTTTCGGCCATTTGCCCGGCTATGCTTTTTAGTAGCTCGGCCTCTTTGAGCAGGTCGTTGTAATCGCCCATGGCGAATGTCCACGGGTTGTGGATCATGTACTGGGCGTTTTTGTAGATGTGCCGCTCGTCTCCAGCCAGGGCGATGATGGAGGCCATTGAGGCGGCAATACCTTCGACTGAGGTGGTAATTTTTGCCGGATGATCGGATAGGGCGTTATAGATGACTGTGCCGTCGAATACGTCGCCGCCCGGTGAGTTGATCTTTACCTTGATGCTGTCGGCTTGGATTTTGGACAGGTCGTTTAGAAAGGCATCGGCTTCGATGAACGGCCAGCCGATGACGTCGTAGATGCGGATTTCTGCCGGGGCGTTATCGGTTGCGGCTTTGACGGCATACCAATCTTTTTCTTTTTGGTCTTTGCCCCAGAAGGCGGCGACGGCTTGGGCGC